TGGGGATGGTATTCAAACTCCTGATATGCCGTTTAGGTTTCTTCCCTGTATCACCGCAGGATTAGCTTATTACATAGCTCAAAAGATTCCTGAAGGACAAGAACGATTATTAGCTCTTAAAGCTGCTTATGAAGAGCAGTGGAATTTTGCAGCGGGTGAAGATCGTGAGAAAGCTGCGGTTCGTTTTGTACCGCGCCGGATGTATTTAGGTAATACTGGGAGCTTCTAATGCCCAATCAGTTTGCCTCTGGTAAATACGCTATCGCGCAGTGCGATAGGTGTAACTTCAGATACAAATTGAAGCAGCTAAAGTCGCTTGTTATTAAGACTAAGAACGTCAATATTCTTGTCTGCCCTGAGTGTTGGGAACCTGATCAGCCGCAATTGCAACTTGGTATGTATCCTGTGTATGACCCACAGGCTATTCGTAATCCTCGTGTTGACTCTAACTCTTATTATCAATCGGGGCTAAATGGTTTACAGATTGAACCTGTAAATGACGACTCAAGCCAAGATGAAAATGGGGTTCCCTCTGGGGGCAGTCGGGTTATACAATGGGGGTGGTATCCAATTGGTGGTTCCAGATCTTTTGATGCTGCTTTGACCCCCAACGATCTTGTCCCTAGAGGACTTGTTAATTCAGTCACCGTATCGTAGGAGTTTATGATGGATAAGAAAGACTTAGCGCAGGACAAAAAGATGATTGCTGGTGCAGTGCACAAGCACGAAAAAGCCAAGCACAAAGGTCAGCCTCTGACCAAACTTGCCAAGGGTGGCAAGACCAACGCAAACATGCTAAAGATGGGGCGCAACCTCGCCAAGATTGCTAATCAAAAGAACGCTGTACGGGGGCGGTAATGAAACAAGTTAAACCTTTTAATCAGCCTAAACCCGCGCCGACTCCAAAGTCTACGGATGCAAAACCCAAGACTTCTGGTATTAAGATTCGCGGTACTGGGGCGGCAACTAAGGGTGTAATGGCTAGAGGTCCGATGGCGTGAACTATACGGATTTAAAAAAGGCGATCCGAGGGTATGTCGAAAATGACTACCCGACGATTACTTTTGCTGATTCTGCAACAACGTGGACATCAGATCAACAGCTTGCGACTTTTGTTAAACAGGCTGAACAGCGCATTTATAACTCCGTTCAATTTCCTTCCTTACGAAAAAACGTAACAGGGACCGCCACTTTAAATAATCAATACCTCCAATGCCCCTCTGATTTTTTAGCGGTCTATAGTATGGCTGTTATTGATGCCACGGGGCGCTACCATTACTTACTAAACAAAGACGTTAATTTTATTCGTGAAGCGTATCCCGTTACTTTAGGTTCTGGTAATACCGGTCGCCCACGTCATTACGCTATTTTTGGCCCCGACTATCCTACGTTTCCTAACGAGCTAACTTTTTTATTAGGTCCAACACCTGATTCCGGGTATTCTGTCGAGCTTCATTATTACTATTACCCACAGTCAATTACCGAAGCTGCTTCAGGCCAAACTTGGTTGGGCGATAACTTTGATTCTGTTTTGCTTTATGGTTCGTTACGGGAAGCGTACTTCTTTATTAAAGCTGAACCAGACATGATGGCAGCAGTGCAAAATAAATATGAAGAAGCCTTAGCTCTTGCTAAACGCCTTGGTGATGGTATGGAACGTCAGGACGCTTATCGTTCTGGTCAAGTACGGTATCCGGTGAAGTAGTATGGCAATTGTTCAAACCATGTGCACAAGTTTTAAGGCAGAAGTTGCCCAAGGACTGCACAACTTTACAAGGACGACAGGCAATGTTTTCAAGCTCGCTTTGTACGTCGCAACTGCCAACCTCGGAGCAGATACCACCGTTTACACATCCACTGGGGAAGTACCGACGAGTGGAACCAATTACACCGCTGGGGGGATTGCACTTACAAACATCACGCCCCTTTCATCAAGTAATACAGGATATTGGTCGTTTGACGACGCAACTTTTACCAACGTAACTCTTTCCTGCGCGGGCGCACTGATTTACAATTCCACCAACGGAAATCGTGCAGTATGTGTACTTAACTTTGGGCAGACGATTACCAAAAACGCGTCAAATTTAATCGTCACTTTTCCCCCGATGGGCGCAACTGATTCTGTTTTAAGGATTGCATGATGGAAAAAGCAAAAGCGGGTGATCAAGTTTCTAGCGGGTTAGCCGCTAAAACATCGTGGGGTGAATCGGCTGTGGCCTGCGGTAGGTACTATGCAGAGTGCCATGACAAGGATGGCAACCTCAAGTGGACTGCTGAGGGTGATAACTTGGTAGTCAATGTCGGGCTTCAGTACATGGCTGGCACGGCACTGGCAAACTCGGCAGCACAGATCACGCAGTGGTATGTGGGCTTATACGGTGCTGCTGCAAGTAATACACCGGCTGCATCAGATACGATGTCTTCCCATGCTGGCTGGACAGAGATTGATTGCTACAGCGATGCAACCAGACCAGCGGCAACTTTTGCCGCATCAACAAATGCCAATCCTTCGGTAGTAACGAACACCTCTAATAAGGCTGTGTTTAATATTGACGCAACCGCAACGGTGGGTGGTGCCTTTCTAACAAGTAATAGTACGATCTTAGGAACGACGGGTACGTTATTCAGTGCCGCAGACTTCCAATCACCCGGAGATCGGTCTGTGGTATCCGGGGACGTGATCTCAGTTACTTATGAGTTCCGACTCACGGCAACATGAGTGAAGGCGGCTGGGGATCAGGTGCATGGAACTTTGGGCCTTGGGGCAGGTCAGCTTATGATCGTTCTGTTCTTGAACTGGCTTCAGGAAACGACACAGTTGCTGTGCCGGGGGTTGAATATTCAGCATCTATTCTTGAAGCCGCATCGGGCAATGACCTCATGGCAGGCAACCCGTACTTCGCCGCCAATATTCTTGAAGCAGCCAGTGGTGCAGATACAATTGCAGGGGCTGCTAATTTTGGTGGAACGATTATTGAAACATCTGCTGGTGCAGACAGTATTTCAGGTTCAGCAAGCTTTATTAGTTCTGTGCTTGAGAATGCGGCGGGTAATGACCTTGTTTCAATCAACGTGGAAATGCAGCTATCTGTACTTGAAAACGCATCTGGTGCTGATAGCATCTCTGCTGTATTGTTCTGGGAGCAGATCAATACAACACAAAACGCCGGTTGGTCGCAGATAACGACGTAAGGAATAGTTATGCCTTATACAAGTCTATTAGATTTAATTACCCCAGTCCAAGGAACCGAATCGGGAACTTGGGGTGATGCGGTCAATCGTGGCCTAACGGCTTATCTTGATATTGCAATTGCAGGTACACAGACATTAAGTACAGATGCTGATGTAACGCTGGTAAATACTCAAGGCACGAATTCAGCAACAAATATTGGGTCTACGTCAGCCCAGTACATGATCCTGAACTGTACCGGTTCTAGGTCGCAATTACGCTACATAAACGTACCCAATAGCAGTAAAGCCTACATTGTGATGAACAACACCTCTGGTGGGTTCAATGTCACGATCAGGGGAAGCACTGGGCCTACGACAGGTATTTCGGTTGCTCCGGGTAAACAGACTTGGGTAGCCTGGGATACGAATGCCGGTGATTTCAAAGAGATTGCTTCGGGTGATGTAGACGGACCAGCGTCTTCTACTGATAACGCAATTGCAAGATTTGACGGTCTGACGGGTAAGGTTATTCAGAACTCGGCAGCATTTGTCGCTGATACGACAGGTGACATCACAGCCGGGGCTTACAACAAAGTCACGATCACTGCTCCGGCATCTAGCGCAACGCTGACGATTGCTGATGGTAAGACACTAACGGCTAGTAATAGCCTGACGCTAGCAGGTACTGATAGCACCACGATGACCTTTCCGGGGACCAGTGCAACGATTGCACGGACGGATGCGGCTCAGACATTTACGGGCATACAGACCTTTAGTTCGGCACCGATCTTATCCTCGGCCACGGCAAGTAAAGCAGTCTTTACGGATGGATCTAAAGCACTTACCTCTACAGGTACGCTAACCACGGATCAGGGTGGTACAGGTCAGTCTAGTTACACCGCTGGTGATTTGGTTTACTACGCCACGGGTACAGCGTT